GAACGGGTAGGGAATGATCTGGTTTACACCATCAGGCAGGATCTCGCATGAATACCCCCGATCCATCGCAAATCCATCAGGCTGTGACTGAAACGGTCAAAATAACTCCGCCTGCGGTATACATCGGCGCAGAGAAACTCATGGGCATCACACCGACCGACTTTGTCACCTATCTGACCATCCTGTATCTGCTGATCCAGATCATGATTGCCATTCCCAAATGGAAGAAGCAGTACGGGCCATGGCTGTCGCGCCGGTATCTGGCACTGGGCCTGTGGATAAAATCGAAGGGAAAATGACCCCGGGTCCACAGCCAGAGTTATCCACAGACCGCTTCAGGCGGTTTTTTTATATCTGCATGAACAAGCGAGGCTTCCAATGTCTATCCGCAAGATCCTCAAAGACTGTTCGACTGACGAGTACGGCGAAGACTATGACGTGACCAATGTTCTGGCGACGGCAGCAGGCTTTACCGGACTGGTGCTGGTCGTCATTGCGTTCTTTATCCGCTGGGACTTCAACCTGATTGAGTACTCGGCAGGCATCGCCGCTCTGCTGGCGTCGGTCTCCGGAGCCCAGCGGCTCAAACCGAAAGCTCTGGCGCCTGCTCCGGCCAATCCGGGAGATTCAACCCAGGGCCCTGTGATTGCCGATACCAAAGGAGAACCGCAGTCATGATCTCACTCGAACAGCTGCAGCAGATATTCAGTGCCAACCGGAAAGGCTGTATCCGATATATCGATGCCATCAATCAGGCCTGTGCCCGATACAGCATTAACACGCCATTACGTCTGTCTGCATTTCTGGCCCAGATCGGACATGAATCCGGCCAGCTGATTTATGTTCGTGAGATTTGGGGACCAACAAAGGCCCAGAAGGGTTATGAAGGCAGGGCTGACCTCGGCAATACCCAGCCCGGTGATGGCCAGAAATATCTGGGTCGGGGCTTTATCCAAATTACAGGGCGAGCCAATTACCAGAAACTGTCCGATGATCTGAATACCGATTTCATCAGCAGCCCGCAGTTACTCGAACAACCCGGGCATGCTGCGATGTCGGCTGGCTGGTTCTGGGACCAGAAAGGGCTGAATGCACTGGCAGACAGGGAACAGTTCATCACCATAACCCGCCGTATCAATGGTGGCACCAATGGCTTGAATGAACGGCAGGCCCTATATGGAAAGGCCAGACTGGTTCTGGGGGCTTGATATGTTCGATCTCCAGAATATGAACTGGAAACCAATCGCTCTGGCGGTTGGTTTTTTGTTTTCCGGATATCTGGGCTATGAACTGCGCAGTGTGATTGCCGAACGAGATGCGCAGATTGCGCAGAACAACGCATTGCAACAGGACAAGACCAATCTGAGTGATGCCGTAACCCAGTCCCATAACATCCAGGCCAAACATGAACAGGCCGCAGAACAACTGACCGCAGCGGATACCAACTATCTGCAGGGAGTGAATGATGGAAAGAAAGACCTCGATAAAGCTCTTGGTGATTTGCGCAATACTCTCCGGGTGCGCAATGAACAACTCGCAGCCGAACGCCGGAAACGTCAGCAGTCTGAGTCAGGTCACCTGCCAGACACTGCCGCCTGCACCCGCGAATGTGATGGTGCCCCGGAAACCGGATTTCTTGTCACGCATGGAGAAGATGCTCTCAGGCTCGCCGCAGAAGCCGACGACGTCACAAGACAGCTCCGGAGCTGCCAGCAGACCATAACCACATACCAGAAGCTCCTGTCCAATCCATTAACCAACCTTTCAACCAATACATCCAAGTAGTCATGGCAAAAACAGACTGGCACGCAATCGCTGAACTCTTCGCTATTGAACAGGAGAAGACCGGCATCAGCGCAAAAGACTGGTGTGAGGCCAACGGATACAACTACCAGTCTGCACGCCGTTATCTGAAAGTAAGACGTCAGGCTTCTGCGCAAAAAAAGACTGCGCAAAACAAACAGCGCACATCTGAAAAAACTGCGCAGAAGAAAATGCGCAAACCGGATGCGCAGGTTAAGAAATCCGATCACCAAAAAGAACGGGATGAAAAGAAGTCAGATCCGGCAGAACAAATTGAGCCGGATGCCGGTCATGTTGAGTCACCTCAGAAACCGAAACGGCCACTCACCAGCACAGTCTTCAAGCCTGGCAACAGGGCTGCCGTCAAGCATTCAGGCTATGCCAAATACTTCGACCGCCCCGAGTATTTCGAAGATGCCGCCGAATTTTCATTGTGGGATGAATTGCAGTTCACCAGAGCGCGGGTGCTCAGTGTCACGAAGAACATGCGCCGTATCCAGACTGACCTCGACAGGGAAACGGACCCGCAAATCAAGGTGGACCTGTACAAGCGGCTGGCCATGATTGAGCAGGCACTGGACCGCAACATTGCCCGCGTGGAATCACTCGAACGCAGCATTTCGAATATTCAGGTCAACCAGCAACAGGTGCCCAAGATTGAGGCGGATACCACACGTATCAGGGAAGACACCAAGCGTATTCAGGCCGCAACCCAGAAACTTACTATTGAGACCGTCCAGCTCAGCCGCGAAGAAAATGGGGATGTGACACCGATGGATACCGTGATGGGTGAGCTGCAAACCGAAGGCAGCGGTGATTTGATGAGCGGGCAGGCATGACCCCTGAAGAACAGAAAGCCTTCATCAAATCCCGTCTGGGAGACAAATGGTGGCGCATGAACAACCTGTACAAGGTGGAGGATGAAGGCGGCCGGCTGGTTACTTTCCGGTTGCGTCCGGCCCAGCGCCAGCTGTTCCACGACATGTGGTGGCTGAACATCATTCTCAAGGCACGCCAGCTTGGTTTCTCGACGGCGATTGATATCTATCTGCTGGACGAGGCCATTTTCAACCGGCACATGAAGTGCGGGATCATCGCGCAGGATCAGAAAGCGGCCGGTGAAATCTTCCGCACCAAGATCGAGGTGCCGCTGGATAATCTGCCATCCTGGCTCAAGGCGACCCTGAAGATTGAATCCCTGCGCTCCGGTTCAACTGGTGGCCATCTGCTGTTCAAACATGGCTCATCCATTCAGGTGGCCACGTCCTTCCGGTCTGGCACTGTGCAGCGGTTGCATGTCTCCGAACACGGCAAGATCTGCGCGCAGTACCCGAAGAAAGCCGCCGAAGTCCGCTCTGGGACGCTCAATGCCATTCACCCGAATTCCAAATGTATCGCTTTCATTGAATCCACCGCGGAAGGTGTCGGCGGTGATTTCTATGACATGACTGTCAATGCGATGGAGTTACAGCGCTCCGGTTCTGAACTGACCACGATGGACTGGAAGTTCCATTTCTTCCCGTGGTGGCAGGATCCCAAATACAAGGCACCAGCACCGGCCAGCGGATTGGTGCTGAGCAAGGATCAACGCCTGTATTTTGATGCAGTGGAGCAGGCGGCCGGGACCGTGCTCGAAGATGCGCAGATCCAGTGGTATCTGAACAAGGAGCGGGAACAGAAAGAAAAGATGAAGCAGGAGTTCCCATCCACGCCGATGGAAGCATTCCTCACCTCGGGTCGCCGGGTCTTTACTCCTACCGATGTGATGATGGCTGAAGGGGATTGCCGCATGCCGCTGCTGGTATATGACATCAATCCGGAAACCGGCAAACGGATCAAGGCGCAGAAACCGGAGCAGCTGGACGAGCAGGGCCGACGTTCGCTGATGGCCATGCTGCTGGTCTGGGAGTTACCGGACGAGAATGAGGATTATGTCATTGGTGCGGATGTAGCCGAAGGACTCGAACATGGCGACCGCTCCAGTCTCGATGTGGTGAGACGATCAACCGGTGAACAGGTAGCGCACTGGTTCGGCCATATTGATGCCGAGCGCTTTGCCCAGTTACTGAACCATGTCGGGCGCTGGTACAACACCGCGTATATCGGGCCGGAACGTAATAACCACGGCCATGCGGTGCTGCTCAAACTCAGGGATCTTTATCCGGTGCGTCGCATTTATGCCGAGGAATACATCGATCGCGATAACGATGACGAAACCAACCGGCTCGGCTGGCTTACCACCAAACAGTCCAAGCCCATTCTGACCGAAGGACTCAAATCCCTGTTACGTGAGCGTCGTTCCGGCATTCGCTGGATTGGCACCATCTCCGAAGCCACAACCTATGTCTATGACGCCAAGGGGTCGATGAATGCCCAGGAGAAATGCTTCGATGACCAGCTGATGAGTTACATGATCACGC